AAATTTTATATTTTTTGCAGGATTTTATGCCGTAAAGGTACTAATTCCGGTCTGTTTTTCCAAACTTTTTTATACTTATTTTATTGTTTATAAATCGTTTGGGGGCGTGATAAGGAGCGACTAAATAATTGCCTCACGCGTGGTATGTGAAATTTCTTTTCCGTTTTTATCAAGCACAGCATTGGTTGTAATAGCCGAAGCTTCACTGTTGTAATGAGTAACTTGAAGCCGGTATAATCGCAAAATCGAAAAGTACAAATTTTTAAAATGAATTGTACAAAAAATCACGCAGCAATACTATAAATCCCACCAATATAATCCACATTGTAATTCATTGTCAAAATCTCAATTTTACGTCCACCGCCTGCGGCACGAGGCAAATCCAATTCAATCATATTCCATCCTGCTTTTTCAGTATAAACAGACAGTATTTCCGACGGGTAGCTGCTGAGCATAAACTTACCTTTTATCGTAGTCAGCAACTGCAATAAACTTTCAAAATCACTACTTGTATAGCCGCCATAATGACCCATGTCGGCATTAAAATACGGCGGATCAATATAATGAAAAGTATCTTCATGATCTGCTTTACGAATCACATCCAAAGCCTCCCGACAAAAGATGGAAGTCCGCTCAAGCCTTTTTGAATAAACGTCGGTAAACATTTCTTTCCGCGCCTGAATTTGTGAACCTATTGCCCGCGACTTAGAACACTTCCATGTGTTATCTAATATCGAGTAAAAGGATTGATGCGAAAGCGTCATATCGCCCAAGCACGTTTTATTTCGTTATGGCCTTCCGGATTCAGATAAATGGATTTTGCTTGTTTTTGCTGAAACTCGCTATGCAGTGTAACATCAATCTCCCTTTTTAACTTCGGAAAATCCTGTTTTAATACACGATAAAAGTTGATAATCTCGGCATTTTTGTCATTAATAAATTCCACTTTTGCCGGCTCTTTTGCCCAAAACACAGCGCCACCGCCGAAAAACGCTTCGGTATAAATGCTGTGTGTCGGAATCAAAGGCAAGATGTAATCAAGCATCTTTTGCTTCCCGCCCCAATAGGTAATGGGTGTTTTTAATTGAATTTTGTGTTTCATTTGTTTTGTTTTTAAATTTATACTAATTTTGCAATCTCACGCAAATAATAAAGGTGACAACACACCTAAATCGAGGCATTATAGCCTCTGTCGTGGTGTGTTGTCACCTTTGTTATTCCGGTAAGGCGTGAGAAATTTTACCGGGTAGAGATGGGGGCTTTTTATTTCAATTCGCTAAATCCCACCCGTATACGCCCGGCGCCCAAACGTTGTTATCGCAGTTACTTACATAGACTTTACCATTATAGGTAACTTTTGCTCCTTTCATATAAGCATCATGTGCTCCTGTTGGCTGTACCCAATCAGGTATCGTTCCTGAAACGACATCGTCAAATTTAGCAACTTGCTGATAAAATGTACTGAAATTACTATCAGTTGCTTGATATTTATAATGCGTAAGTAAAACCTTATAAATTAATCCATTTTTGAGTATGTATTCTCCAGCATTAAAAACTTGATTAGTACTTATCGTAGTTGAATCATAATTCCAAATTTCCATTATGTTTCCGACGTCAAGTTTTATCGGATTTGTTAATTTTTGACCTGTTTTTCTGTCATAATAATCATAACCAAGTCCGATATTTATACCAACAGAATCCATATTACCAATTTCAACTAAAATTTTATTTGGATCAGCTTGTAAATAAGTATATGGATACTGAACATCTGTTATATTTGTCGTTTTCATACCTAAAATCCTTGTATATTATTTTGAAACTGCGTCCAATAGGTTGCTTGCTTATAAGCGGCTACACTATTTATTGGCACTAAAATTATAAATCCGGCGGGCGCGGGATAAAGTCCCGGATTACCTGTTGTAATTGGCGGGGTTGTCGAATTAAATTTTAAAATCTGTATTTGTGATGTATAACTTAATGACCAATCTGAAACCTGAGTAATTGTCGGCGGTAAAATTATTTGATTTGCTCCGCTTGACCCAAACATATTCACCTCTGTAATTGTACTATCTGACAAATCCCATATTAAACCACTTGGATTATTCTTGTTACCAGTGTCTCCCATCGCTCCCGTTCCTATTGAAACTGCATTTATCTTGATAGTTCCGGTTAATCTCCTACATCCCGAAAATGCTTGTGATCCTATTGTAATGCCCTGATATGGAACAAGTAAATCAGTAAGAGAAAAACAACCAGTTAAAGCATTATTTGTAATATTTGGCGTTTTTTCAGAAATTTTCATTGACCTTAAATTAGAAACGTATGAAAATCCCATAAAAGTATCCATCGGCGAACCTGTTAAATCCACGTCTAACATTGGGCTACCCGGAAGCAAGTCATCACCACTTGGTGAATTTGGATCTTTGTAATCTACTCCCACGCCTATAAATGCACTTGGACTTACATAAGTTACGTTTTCAAGTTTGATTAATCCCGATAATTTATGGCAGTCACCAAATGCAGAATCGCCAATAGTTTCTACCAAAGTGTTTGAAATATTTATCTTTTTCAAATTAACAGCCCACCAAAATGCTCTCAACCCAATTGAAGTCAACCCACCCATTAATTGAACCTCGACTATATTTTTATTTGAATCTGTACCGACATAAGTCAAATTCGCAGGAACATTCAATAAATTTCTGATAGTACACTTATACACTTTACTTGTATCTGTGTAAGTATGTACATTTTGATACTGTATGGCGTCAACTATTGTTCCGTCGCCCCAATCAATTCTTGTACTTTGCCAATCCACATCATTTGATAGATTTATTATGGCCGTACTACTAATAGAAGCATCATAATATATAATTATTAACGGCTCAATAGCTTGTTGAACCTCTATTGTTTGGGTTTGGTTAGGAAAATCATCCAAACTCACTATTACTTCACCATCAAGAAGTGCTCCTGTTAAATTTTCTCCTGCGGTCAATGTAAAGCCTGTTTGAGTTTTATTCGTTACACTTAACCATGATGGAGTTATAATTGAATATAAAGCATCCGGTTTATTTGCTATGGTAACATTGACATTAAACGAACTGCCTAAGCCTTCAAATTTTATTGTCAAAGGATCTACAGTCAATACGGGCGGAAGATGAGGCCAAAGCAACTCAGCTCCGAAATAGACGGATTTGATTATTTTTTTCTCAAACGCCCCGCCTGCAAAATTCTTATTATCGTAGTACAAATGTCCCATTATGGCAATTCCGCTTCATCAGTAAGCGCTATATACAGCGTTTTTGTCCCTAATCTCTGATCGCTTGGCGGCATTTGCTCTTCCATTCCGATCCAAATTTTTATTTGCGTTTCAAGTCCATCCGGAGTCATTGCCGGAAAACCTTCAATTTGCGTTCCCGGAATCTTTTCCGATTTATGCCAGAACGATGAAAAAGTATCTTGAAATTGTTGCTGAGTCGGGTAATCTCCAGTTTCAAACCAGCTGAATATCTCTTTTAATGTTACAAAAAACATATTAAATTATTTTACTTTGATTATATAAGCTAAAACAAAATATGGAGGTTGATTTTCATGCGCCTCATCCGAACCGACACTTTTTATCGTGGCTTGAATCCATTGACCCGGTGTCATTCCTCCTACCCTATATTCTTTATCAGCCTCAACAGCATCCGTAGACCCTGGAGTGTTACTTGAGTCAACATCGGCTGCCCGCGCCGAAAGCTTATCAAACACGCCGTCTGTAACATCCCTGTGATTATGCGAAGGCAAATGCTTTATTTCCAGCGTAACCTCTTTTTCCCCTCCCGTTTTTCCTATGGTATCATAATCAACATCCAGGTTGTTCTGTCCAACAATAAATCGTCCGCGTAAGTCGGGTAATTTAAAACCGGATGAACCGTCCGTCCCGAAAACGGTTCCTATATTATCAAACAACTCCTTGTATTCATCGCTTCCTCCGGTTGGAACGGGAAATACACTTCCGTCGCACAGATGATAATCCGATGGTATTCTTGAGAGCAAACCTGCCCACATTTTTACGATTCCCGGCTCATCACCTCTTATTGCTTCAATTCGTTGTTGTAATTGTTGATTTGTCAGAACCTGAACAAAATCAGACCAGTTATATTCTCCGGCCGGAGAAAATTTAGCAATGCGGAAAATATAAGCTTCAGGATAGTCAACGCCAAAAGCTGATAAAGTTTGCGTGGTTTGTTGAATTGTGATTTTACTTCCTTTTGCACCTCCCGAAAAAGGAAGCAATTCGCCATTTATGACAATGATTCCGTCGCTTACATTTGTACCGTCATCGACACAACCTGAAAGAATATAGTTTGAACCTCCCAACAATGCCATATTGGCATTCAGTTTAATCATTTGCTGAACCATATCCATCGTGTCGGATGACAAAGGAAAGTTGTCCTGTGCAGTGAAATTTATCTTGTTCATATAATAAAGTGTATTTTTTAGGAGCTAATTTATTTTGATTCACCAATGTTCTCAATCGTTTTAATTCTGAATTTGAAAATGTAAAAAAGTAAGGAAATACTATTTCAAAATCATTATTGTTTGCTCCGATTTGCCCGTCCCTGTTCAACAGGTACGGGGCGCCTTCCGTTCCTTCTTTGGATATCATTACCGGCTTGTCTTGATTTTCTTTCCATAACAGAAAGAAATCAAAATCAATCGGAGCCGGACGAACAATTATCCGGCGCTCGTAGTAATCGAAATTATCATTCAGTATTGCCTGCATATAGCAAGTTTGCGCACTGGCCATTGTTTTTAGCGATTGCGTAAAAGAATTGAAATCCTCATTAATTGAATTAAGAGAATCTGACAGAGACGTCAAAAAAGCCGTTTGAATTGCGTTCCTTAACAATGTAGGAGTTAGCAATAACAAAAGCAGTTGATAATTGACTTTATAATAATTCTTCATTCGGGATAAAATTTAAAATGAGATTTTCATCTAAAATCCGATAATAACCGGCATGTGCGATTTCGCGGGCGTTTATCTCTGTAAATTCCGTGAATACACCGAAGCGGGATGAGGCCGATTTTAGTTCGGCAATAATAACCCCGTCCAATACCTGTAACGTATCAACCAAGCGCTGATTTGTATAGGTACCATTGAAAGGAATGTTTTTCAGAAATGTACGTATAGCATCCTGAACCGGCGTATCGGATGTTCCATCCAGGCGTTGCCCTGTTTCATCCAAAACCATCGGATCATAATAGATGTCGATTTCTAACCGCATATCATCGGGCGGGTCATTAATAACAGACGTCCGTACCCCGGCATACTGTACCTGATTTAAATACGATTTAAATGCAGTTAATTGAGCGGGTGATAGCGGTTGCCTTTCCCCCGGTTGACTGTCCGTTGCAATTTTTACATAAAGAATACTTTTATCCCTTGCTTCAACGGCTGCCGCATAATGAACCACTTTCATGGCTGCAATTTGAGAATCGGTCAGTCCCGTATTGTCGTAATAATCCGTTTCCGGAACCAACTTCATTCCGAACTGGAAACGCATCGCCATATAGGCATACCAGTTTGCCGTACCCGGCGTTTGTGAATTTAATATGTCCGAAACATCAATTTTGAACTGTTCAAATAATTGCTGCATTACAAACATTGCGGCTGCTACGTCATAAAAGATAATATTTTCAAGCGACACGGTAGAAAACTGATCTTCGAACGTCAGATCAGGCGATAATGAATATAACTGTTTTACCGTATCATCACCAATAAATGAATCAGTCATCAGCTTTTTAAAATCTGCGATATTCATTGTTTCTTTATTTTAATGATTACGAAAATGATAATTCCTACGATCGAAAATATTCCGACCCTTATCAAACCTTTTTGTAATTTACTTAATCCCGTTTGCTTTTCTTCTTTCGTTTCGGACTTTGTTTTAACATTTATATTTGAATTGTCATTCGTTTTTACTGCCGAAACGCTGTCTGTCGACTTATGGATACTGTCCGTTTCATCTACGTTTTTTTGACGGTTAACTTTTACGTTCGTTTCTTCGCTGACCGGATATTTTCCGGTGATAGAATCAACCGGTTTTCCCGTATCGTATTTTACGCTTTTGATGTCAATATTCAACTCCTCAATGATCAGCCGTTTGATTATCCGATCAATTCTTTCCTTTAATTGTTTGTCATCGGATGACGATATATCATTGCTGATACTTGTCGCCTGATCCAGTTTTGAACCGGAAGCCGTTTTTTGAGGCGATTTGCAGGAAGATAAATCCATACAAAAAAGCAAAACAAAAAAAAGTATCTCAGCCGTAACCGCGATAATTATGCAGATTTTTTCAATATTATTTCGTTTCACTTGTTTTTTTGGTTGTTTTAAGATTTTCCAGTTTCGTATTTAACATGTCAACTTCTTTGCGCAGTTGCGAGTTTTCATCCTGAAGTTTTATCATGTCGCCTTTCAGTTTGATTATTTCATCGACCTGCTCGCGGCGAATAATCGAATTTTCATCCTGAAGTTTAATCACTTCCGACCGCAAATTAAGAATCTCCTGCATTTGCTCTTTGTTTTTTTCTGCGAGCATATCAATTGATGATTGCAATTCGCCCAGGAAGTCGTTTTTTTGTTTTCGGCGACCGACAATCCACCCGACCACGCCGGCGACGCTGGTTGTCACGACATTGACTACGTCAAGAAATTGAAGATTAGAAACTGTCATATTAATATAAATTACTTTTTAACTTGTTTTGTAAATTAAACCCTTCGCGCACGTCCAATGGATTGGCGTCAACCCCATTTTCCACTTTGCTCATCGCAATTACTATTTTTACGTAATCTTCCCCCGAATCAGCCGTTAAAACCTTGTCCCGTTTGACTAATGAAAATTTTTCAACGGCTGCAATATAACTTTGTGTGTTGTTTTCAGAAGGAGGCGCCCAATGCTGTACAATTTTTTCAATTGTATTCCATCCGCGCTCCAAATATGTTGAAAGCGTTACAAAAGCTGCCCTGTAACCGTAAGCCGGCGTCTGAAATTGCTTAAACGCCTTATCCAGGGACGGACGAACCTCACCTTGAAACAAATCGGCGCTATTGCGGATATTGAGTGGATTGTTGTTTTTTAAACCTCGTGTTGCCATATTTTTAAAATTTACGATACTATAAAATTTATTTCTATTGCCATATATCCTATTCCTCCACGCATCTGATGCAATTCCATTGATGTTGCCGGATAAATATTGTTTACCCAATAATAATTCATTACGCGCCTGTCCAAAGGCGTAGGTTGAAGTACCTGCGATCCGGAGGACATCTTATCGGTGATTGAAATATCATTACCAATTGCCATTTCAATTGTTGATTCAATACTTCCGGCTTCACGTACCGCAATATCAGCAAGCCATTGTCCCTGTTTACTTGTAATTTGCATTGATTTCGATATTTTGACCGTCTATTTCCAGGTAATTAACCTGCATTCCTTCAACATCCAGCTGCTGGCGGATTTTGTGCTTGTAAAGCAAAAAATCCTTATCCAAAATCATATTGTTAATACCTACGCCGACGGTTGGTTGTTCTTTCATTTCGCCGGGATTCATATACAGAATAACCGCCGTATTTTGCTTTGTCACGTCACCGACATGCAAACCTTGCACAATCATTTTATCAGCATTTCTGACAACCTTAACATCAAAATCGTTGGTATCCGGATTTAACAGTATGCCTAAACTCTTATTCATTTGAATATTTGTTTAAATGAGTTTTCAATGATGTTTAACTGGCTTATCGTTCCGGGATCAAACGTTCCGGTTCCATTGGGTGTGATTACCTGTGCACTCGAAAGTGTTTGGAGCCATTGCGAAAGCAACTGCATTAAATTCTGTCCTTTGCAAGTAATTTCAATTGTATCAATCTCATCAGCCATCAACACAAAAAGGTTGTTATAATCGCCGGAAAAAGAACCGACCAATACATTACTTCCAACTGTCGGAGTCAGCAATACCTGGTTATCCGTTTTAGTGGTTGTCGCTTTCAGCCGCACATCAGAAATTGAAAGGCCGTCAATATTCACAGTACAGGTATTTCCTTCAACGCTTTCAACTGTCACCGGGAAAAATGTCTGTCCGGTCTTATGAAAGCCTTTTATTAAATCTGCTATTTGCCTGTATCTATCCATTGTCTAATTAACCCCTAATTTTATTCCCAATTGCACTTTTCGTGACCCGCCGTTTTCACTGAAAGTCGTTGTTACTGAAACTACATAATACGATCCCGTTTTATATTCATATTCCCTGTCGTGGATATGAGCCGAATAAGTCGGCTCTACAAATGGAATCATCCAACAGGTGATACTTCCCTCGTATCCGTCATAAGTAAGATATTTCATTTCAGCTTCACCGCGTTTCCTTAAATCATCCAAACTCATCGGACTTGAAACAATTACAGTTCTTTTTTCACCGCCAGTTACGCCAACGGTTACCGTTTGTTTCTTCCCGTCAAGTCTAACGCCTTCAACGGTAACTTCAAATCTGCGATCATCCTTTTTTCTGTATTTCAAATCGGAAGATTCAATATTTTTAGCAAAGTCATATTGAACATCTCCTCCTTTTTCAATATAGGGTGGATGGATGTTCAATTCCATACCTTTCATGTAGATATTTGCCTTTGTGTCATCCTGTATTTTTTTCAATACATCAAAAGCGTTAGCGCTTTTAATGACAAATTTTTCATAACCGACATCAAGGGTACAGTTCAAATCTTTCATGCCGATTTCAGACAGACAATATTCTGCAATCTCTTTTACGTTCGTTTTATTGAACTGTTTGTCCCTGACCGGTTTCCTCATTAAATAAATTGCATCTTCACAGTTGAATGTTAAAAGACTGTCGTCCGTATCAATACGCTGCAAATACCCTTCAAATTCCGTAACCGGATTATCATAGCCTAATTTGATAGTCACCTGATCGCCAACTTTCACTTTGTCTTCAATGTCTAACGCCTGATTATAGACAACTCCGGGAACTTTAATGACAGCCGTATCTGCAAGCAAATCGACAGACTTGTGAATTTCTACCGATTCGAGCAACCCCAGCTTATAGTTACCTATTTGTATGTCATAAACCATGTTAAACATTTTTTTTCACGTCGATAAAAAGTTGGTATAAGTCATCACTATAGGCATCAATCGAAAAATTCTGCACGTTTTCGCCTTTTGAAAAAGGAAAGGAATAGTTTTCAATGACAATTTGATTAATGTTAAGCATCTGAAACAGCTCGCAAAGCACTTCGACAGGTTTTCTTTGCGTTATTATTTGCTCCAGATACTTTACTTCCTGTGTTGGGTAGGTGTATAAATCGGGGCCAATAAATGAACCTTCAATTTTGATTTGAAAATCATCTTCCGCCCATCTTTCCTTAATCGTTCCGCGATATTCAGATTTTGCAACATTACGTTTCACAATTATATTTTTACCGGACAGGGAAACTAACGGTTCCATAGGAAAATGCCACCACCGACCATCCGGCAGGCGCATGGATACCGGCATGAACTGCTTTCGCGTCCAAAACGCCTCATTTAATCCGCTCATATCAACTCGGTTGATCCGGTCGTTCTTGGTAAATATCGTGTTAATTAAAAATGCCATAATATTAAATTGCCTGTGCCATTGCCAGCGTACGGGTTAGTTCGTCCAAGACAACATCCCGCATTTTGGCGGCGCCTTCTTTTATATCGCTTGCATTAACCGTAAAACCGCCAGCAATAAGACTGCCAAAATTGATAGTAACATTTGTAGTTTTAGTGCCTCCGGTTGCAATACTTTTTGCCGTATCTTTTCCGGCGCCGCTTCCAGTTCCACCGGTTCCGGACATGCCTCCGGCTCCTACTATTGCGTTGTTTGTTCCGGGAATAGTCGCCGGAGCAATCGGCTTGATAGGATTCTTTACAGTAACTTTAATTTCTGTATCTTTATAACCCTTGATCAATCTATATGCTTTTTCAATACCGTTAAGAATCGGCATTACCACATTGTCAAACAACCACTTTAGCCCATCGATAACTAATGAAACGAGACTTATCAATTCTTTGACAAATTCCACAATACCAAGCCAAATATCCCTTAGTAATGTTGACTTGCTAACAAAATCAACGACTTTCAAAACAATATCTTTGATAAAGTTCCAAAGTTGCGATATAAGAGGAACAATATAATTCGATAATAAATCTGAAAGTGGCTGGAAATAGGTTGCTACATCCATAGTTTGAATAATATTAAACAACTCCCGAAATGTAGAAAATATATCTTTTACTATATTAACGAGAGGAGAAATAACAGACATTATCGAATCGCTGTTTTGCCTTATCTTATCAAATAAACCTGAGATGACGGCTGAAATACTATTTAACATACCGCCAAAGGTACCAGTTATCCACTTTACGGAATTTTGAAAAAGAACGGCAAGAATTTCAATCACCGGGGCCAGCGTTTTTTGAATGCTGATAGCAACCTCACCAAGCGTCATTTTAATACTCCCCATCGTTTTATTGAATCGCGCCAAAGGATCGGCATTGAATGCAGCCTGTGCGGCCCCACCAACTTTTTGCTGTACAACATCAAGCAGCATCAACCGCGCTTGCGCTTCATGTCCCGCCTTGGCAATATTCTGAATAGTATCAACCGTATGCGGATCAATCTTTAATTGCATCGCCAGCCGGCGCATCATCTCCGGATTATTAACCGCCTTTGCGATAGCATTCCCGGCATCCGCCAAACCCAGCCCGAATTTTGTAGCCATATCGGCCGAAGCCATCGTTAACCGGTTCATTTCATTTTCGCCGACGTTTCCTACCATTCGCAACTGACTTTGTAGTCCGATGATATCTGAATTTGAAAATAAAACGCTTTTAGCAAGATCGGAAGCGCCCTTGATTGCTTTTTCGTAGGCCTCCTGACTGTAAACGCCCATGTTCTGCATGGTATTTGCCAGCTGTGCTTCCGCCTGGTGGAGTGAATGTACTTTTTCGACGCCTTCCTTCATCATATCAAGAACTTGGAAAGCGCCAAAACTGATACCAGCCGCTTTAAGAATGTTTCCCAATCCGGAAGCTGCGCTACTAACCTGATCGAGTTTTCTTTTTGTGGCATCGGCGCCGGCGCCTACTTTATTCATCATCGACGCCATGTTCCCTTTCAGGTCTAATATGTAAGTAACTACATTGCTCATTTTCCGGCTTCTTTTTTTCTAATCCAGTTTAACGATTCCGCCTGTATTGCCCATTCCTCATCCGTCAGCCCATCGGGATTTTCTATGTGTAGATAATAGCGAAGATGCGCGTTTATCTGAAGAATCCCGTTTTGGGCAATAATACCTTGAGCTGACTTTAAAGTTTTGTTATTTCAGCATCCTTTATTTTAATGATTTCACCCATTTTTGCCGAAACGGAAAAGAATTTTTCATCATCCGTTTTGATGTTTTCGTCTCCACCCAGCCAACAGTTTTGTAAAAGCGCTTCATTGGCCCTTACAGGATTACTCCCAAGCGTTGCCGCGTATGACATTGTTTTCCTGTCCGGCTTTTTCAGGTAGCAGATGGAATCATCAACCACAACCTGAAAAACATCACCATGCTTCTTTTTCCAGTCCGCAATCTGTTCGGCTGTCGCCGTTCCTTTTAATTCGTCCATAAATAATGATTTTTAAGCGTTTTTAATATCCAATGCCAAAAACGGCATCTCTATTTCCATGAATTTATCACCTTGCGACATACCCTTTTCGTATTCGGTAAACTCGGCGCCGATGATGACATCCGTTGAAATTGCCGTTCCTGCCACAGAGGTGACATTGGTTTCCGCTCCGTATGACACAACAATATCAACCCGTGCAGTTAAGATGTTTCCACCGGTTGCAAGTTCCAACGCTTCCATCTGGCTTTGCGTAAACTTCATACTGCCGGTTACCGATTCATTTCCGCTTTGAATGCTTTGAGCCTTGCGGCCTTTCGCAAACATCGCTTCCTTTTCACGAGTCCGCTTGTATTTTATTTCCCGAAAGCCGGCAATGGGTACACCTCCAAAAACGATGCTGATGTCAGCCCATTCATACTCGCGTCCGTTAATTTGAACTCCATTCATAATAAATCAAGTGTTTACAGTAAAACCTAACAATACATTAATATAGCGGGCATACGCAAAAGGACGTACACGCAGTTCCACATTGATCGTACTGGTTGCCAGCACATCCTGCGAAGGATCAATGAAAACCTGCACGCCGTTATCTCCGCCGTCATCCGACAGTTCGCCTTTTGCAGTCATGTTCGACGCAATGGCGTTTATAAGGATTTGCTGCCAGGCAACAATCACCGGGTGCAACATTGTCCCGTCCGATTTTACAGCTACTTTGTCCACCAACTGCTGAACCATAACCGCATACGCAATACGCGCAGCCTTGTCAACCGTTCTTACCCTTGTTAACTGGTTGTAATCATCCGTTTCTTTCGTCGCCATCAGGTCGTCGCTGATAAAATATCCCGACATGCCTGTAAACGTTCTGAAAGTGATGTACGACCGGTTGTAAATCGTATCCGTATCTGCCAACTCAATCGGAGTTTCGCCGGCAAACATGGTGAGCACATTCAAAGCGCCATCCATCACGCGACCGATATTTCGATCAACGCTATTAGTGGCAATCCGTCCGGCAACCAATCCGACAGACTGGTTTGCGGCTCCGGCGGTTCTTGATCCAATTACGACGGCTGCCCGGTAATAAGAATTGGTTGTCAGATTTTTTAAATCCGCTGCGTTTCCGGAAAAGTTCAAACCGTCCAGGATGACAAACAAAGGAGCGTAACGTGTTGTCCGCGCCCATTCGCCCAGCACTTGAGCATTTAGCAAGGCTGCCGATATATCATCATCCAAACCGTCTGTAATAGTTGGATCCGGTTCCGCTACTGCCGTAACGACAAAACCGCGCAATTCGCCTTTGAGCGCATCAATTACGTTACGCAGATATGGATTGTCCTTATCCAGCACATTCGACATTTTCAGCGTATCCGGATAACCGATAATATACACTTGCGTACCCTCGTTGGCTTGCGTGTAGAAATCTTTCACCGTTTGATACAGCAACGAATTGTCGCCATCGGCTGCGATTCCAAGCGTGTCTAAATCCGAAAGTCTCCGGAGGCTGTAAGGCTTTGCCAAATCAAAGGTATTCGGGACTGCCACAGCCCCGCACACAACCAAACACAGCAAACCGTCGGCGCTGGAAATCGTTTGCCCCAGCGCTCCGTTGCCGTAATCGATCGTTACTTTTGGTAATCCATTCAGCGCCATATCACTCTTTATTAAAAGTTATAACCGTTTGATCTTTCAATATTCCGGTATGGGTGTATGCGTCGCTCTGTTCAA